ATTGTATGTGCGAAGACCTAAAAATATTCACCTTAAAACTATTAGATAAAAAAGAATATAAAGTTTTAGATGAAAGTTCTACTTACAAATTTAAACAAGAAATAGAACGTAAAATGTTACGTTTGTGGAGAGCCGATAATTCTCAACATTTTTCTAAAGAGAATTTTTTAGAAGTTGTAGAAGGTAACGATTACAAATTTTACGAAGATGGTACTTTATATAAGGAGAGCGAAGATGAAACTAACTAGCAATAACTTAGAAAAGATTTTTAACTATATAGAATCTCAATTAGAGGATGGTGACGGCAGAGGAGAATTTGATAAAGAAACTTCAATCTTATCAGCAGTTGATAGAACTATAGAGATGTTTAAAGAGAACGAAGAGAGGAGGAAAAATGAGTAAAGATAAAAGGAAAGATTATTGTGTCACTTTTAAACGTGCTGTAATTGATGTAGAAGTTCTTGATTGTATAGATGAACATGAGGCTATCGCCTATGCAGAAAATAAGATAAAAGAACTTGATTTCGACTTTGAATTAGAGGCTTATGAAATCAGCTCAGACAGTGGTGGCCATGGTTTTGAATTAGAGGAAGAATGAGTAAAGTAATTATAGAATTGGAGTTTGATAATCGTAAGAATAATTATCAAATAACTGATGCAGAAGTTTACAATTATCTGAATGAGTTAATGAAGAATGATTGTTTGAGTTATGAAATCAAGGACAAGGGAGATGAATGATGACACTATTTAATATTTACTATCACGATAGTTGCGGCAATACAGATTTAGTTGCCACTACTAACAATCCAAGTAAATGGTTACAAGTCAATAATCAACAAAGAATTGGTGATGGCAACGAGCCTGAAAAACTTGAAGATTTTGAAATCCAAGAAACTAATTCATTTATTTTCGAGGAGATGAATGATGAGCATTAAGAAAGTAGAAATAAAATTAGTTGTAGATGTTGATACAACTGATGATTTTATATGTCCTAGTGGTAATCCCTTAGAACATAACGTTGTATTAAATACGATAGAAAGTGATTATTTTTTAGAGCCAGTAAGTGTATTAGAAATTAAGGAGAGAGAAGATGAAAGTTAAAGACCTTATAAAGACTTTAAAAAAGTTTGACGATAATGATGGAGTAATTTTCTATCATTTGGATAACTACGACCTGAAAGAATGTCAGTTAGAAAGCATTTTAAAAACTGATGATGATTTAGGTGTCGAGATAACAATAGAGGAGATGGAAAGATAATTTATGAACATAAATTTACATAGAGAACACAAACGAGCAATCAGTCAATGGATAACGGGTGTTATTCGTTGGTGTTGAGTGCATTAAATTTCGAGAGGAAATTATGACTAAGAAAATAATAGGCGAGAGCCTAGTTATCAACCGACCAAATTTCGCTATGTCGAAACTGACGGTTGAGGGATTAACTCCTTTAATTCAAAATAAAATGAAAGAGGCGTTAATTAAAGAAATGGAAGATGTGCGTTCAGGTAAGGCTAATAAAGTCAATGCCAAAAGAACTGCTATCGACCCGAAGAAAGAATATCTAAAATCCGCTTATCAACAAGAAGGTGGTGGTTTTGGATTTCCAGCGTCAGCATTTAAACAATGTGCTGTAAGGGCAGGTAAAGCTCTAGGTTTGGCTATGACAGACGCTAGAACTTTATTTTTTGTTCTACCGACGGCTCCTGATGGTGAGTGTGTTTCTATAAAGAGCAAGAAACCTATACTCAGGAAAGACCCCGTTAATGTGAAAACAGGTAAAGATTTAAGATTTAGACCTGAGTTCAGAGATTGGACTGCTGAATTGCTTGTTAAGTATGACAAAGATAGAGTCACACTTGAACAAGTTGCTAATTTACTAGACCACGGTGGTCAAACCGTTGGTGTAGGAGAATGGAGACCTGAAAGAAATGGCACATTCGGAATGTTTAGAATTAAAACTGATGGGAGAGTAAATGAAAGTAAGTCTTAAACCTAAGAAGATTAATCTTAAACAAGAACTTACTAATGTCAAAGAAAAGTATGGGTCGTTATCGGCTCATACTGTCTTGGCAGAGGCTAAGAAGAAATCTAGTCCTTTACATAAATTTTTTGAGTGGGACGATAGTATTGCTAGTCACAAGTGGCGTTTGCACGAGGCTAGAATGTTAATCGCTACTGCAAAAGTGTATGTGAATGAACAGGTTTCTCCTGATACCGTCAGAGCATTTGTAAGTTTGAAAACAGATGATGGCAGAAGATTTGTCGATACATCTGAGGCTATGACTAATGAGGATTTGGCTCTTGAATTATTTGATGGTCTTAATAATAGAATGTCAAATATAAGAGACCAATTAATTAGCTTTGGTGTTTATCAAGGCACAATTAAAGACTCATTAGAACAAGCTATGAAACCGATAGCTAAACAAAAGGCTAAGTTAGAAAAAACAAATCGTGATTCTAACTTAACGCCTAAGTTGGCTTAAAGTTTACGCTGAACGAGTTTGGCTGATTGTCAGTCCCCATATTTCTAAGCTAAACTCGTTTATGCGTCGCTAGGCAGTCGTGGTATCGTAAGGTGGGTTGCGTTAAGTTGGGGTTGGTTATGGCAGTCGGGGTTAGTTATGTCGTGTTCCGTTTGGGTGCGTCAGTTATGGCGGGGTATGTGTCGTTCTGTTCCGTTTCGGTCAGTTGTGTCATGTCGAGGCAGTCCAGGTGGGGTTGGTTGCGTTCTGTCACGTTGAGGCAGTCGTGGTAACTCTTGGCAAGGAGAGGCTCGTTACGTCATGTTCGGGTGAGTTAAGTTCAGGCAGTCTAGGAGAGGTTTGTCAAGGTGTTTCAAGTTGAGTTATGGTCTGTTGGGGCAGTTGTGGTTTGGTCTTGTGGGGAACGGAGAGGTAAGTCTCGTTGAGGTCGGGCAGGTATGGAAGTATAATAAAATAACAATTTTGGCTAGGGCTAACCCTATCCCCCTATAGTGTATAATCTCTGGGTTAGTCTTAGTCTTTTAAAAGGAGAGGAAATGAAAGGAAAAGAAGTAAAAAAATTTACATACGACGAAAATAGAAGTGCGTTGGATAACTTTAAGTTATGGCTTTACGAAAATGGTAATGAACGCTATTGGAATGAAGAAAAACCACTACAATACAAAGAGGCCGTTAATATTTTTGAAAGGCAATATTGCGTGAAATTAAATGCCGATTGAATTAGTTGTCCTCATCATCAACATCTTGGTCTTGATTGTCGTTGACTTCTTTGACGACACCCAGACCCCATGAATTATCTGCTAATTCTGATTTCTCTTTAACTTCAGCTTCCACGCTAGTATCTAATAATTCTTGACCCATAAGCTCTTTTAGTCTGGACTCTATTTCTTCTCTAGACATCATGTCTATCTTACCGAATCTAACTTCTTTCCTGTCTACGACTAAGCCGCCGACTTTCAATAAACTGTTTTGGGCAGATATAGCTGCGTTATAAGAGCCATCTTCCAGAGCTTTGTCCCTAATATCGTATAAATCCTTAACTGCTCTATCGTGATTCAATTCATACTTTTTACGCACTTCCGACATTAAATATTTATACTCCGACAATACGTTGTCATTCTTCATTAACTTATACGCTGATTGCCGAGCGTCTTTATAGCCCGACCGTGCTGCTGCTTCGACATAACTCATCTGTGGATTATTGACTATAGTCCAAACGAAAACTTGCTGTCTTCTATTTAGTTTCTTGTCCAGGTTGAAATATTCTATCTGTGGATTTTCTGCTGTGTGTAAGACAGGCTCGAACTTGGTGTCTGCTTTGCTCATGTTTGCATTTTAGAGTTTCTAAATGTAGATGTAAAGTATAGATTTGTTATTTGGATTAACTTTAGTGCCTACCCCTACTTATCCTATAAGTATATTCTAAGATTAGCACACAACTTTTGTAGGCGTCAAGATAAAAACACAATAAATATTAAATTAGATTACCAGACTATGACAAAAATGAAAAAAATGATTTTATTGCCAAAACCACTAAACATCAATGTTTCAGCTGTCAGAGTTTTGTTGACAAAAACAGACAAAAACAATTTTTACTTAATATCTGGTGGATTGTCGTAAAGTTTTTGATAAACTTCTGGGTCCATGTATTGCGATATAATACTATCTAAAATACCGACTGCTGTATTTATATCTTTAACTTCGTGAACTAATCTAGAAAAAGCATAACTAATAATCCAGATTATTGTTTCTGTGTTTTTTGTGCCTCTTATATTATTGTTTTTTAATAGACTATCTAATTGTGCTGCAGTCTCAGTAGGACTAGCGTCTTTCATGTGGTCTTTCAACTCTAATACTTTCATATAAAAATATGATAGCATAATAAACAGAGGGTTGTGTTGCTAAGGCCCCTCTGACGCCTAAGTCCGTACAAACTTCTGTTCTAATGGCAAGGAGAATCTACTGCCGAACAGGCAACAAAAATTATACGCCGTTACAATAAGGGTCGTAACCAGTTTCTGCTAAAAAATAACCAATCTCAACAGCAGCGTCCTCTGCACTCAATTCAATGCCTGAAGATTTCTGCAGATTATCTGCATATCGTCCTGCTAATTCTTCTTGATTGTCCCAACCAAAAGCATCAGCTTTTTGAAATGCCTCTATCTTAGCTGGGTCTTCGACTATCTTTTCGTAACATTCACGCATATATCTACCCATAAATTCTCCTTAATCAGTAATATTTATTACCGATAGTGGACATTTTATATCAAGATAG